CTGGCGCATCCTTTAGTCTGCCATAATTACGAGCAACATCAAGCCAGATAAAACCTGGTTCTCCATTTTCTGTAATTAAATCTACATAGTCTTCATACTTTGTTCCTACTTCTGCTGAAATAGAATTGTTAGACATCCAAGCCCAACCTGGATTTTCTGGATCAAATGAGTTGCGCTCTGGGAATAGTTCTGAGTTCTTTAGATTCATAAATGTTTCATCCCCTGCATTACCTAAAGCAAGAGTTGCTGATCTACGAACATTGCCTGATACAACGCAAGTACCAATAAGGTTTACAAGGTCTACGATGGCACGAGAATCTAGTGTTTCTCCGCCTCTGGAGCCGATTACACGGTCTATCTGGTCGTGTAACTTGATAAGAGGTGCAGGTCCTGATGCAACGCCTCCAAAGCCCTTAATAGGGGCTCCAAGCGGTCTGATCAAATCATAGTTAAACTTCTGAATGCTCTGGTTTGCTCTGAGGTATGAGTTGATAAGAAGTCTAACTGACTCTACCCATCCTTCACGAGTGTCTGGAATTTCAAAGACCTGTTCTGGCTCTGTTGGGGTATAGATTGAGAAATTCTTATCCTGTCCCACTGTATCAAACCCTACACCAATACCAAGCATTAATGCATCCATAACCCAAGCGAACAGGGCTCCTGGATCATTCTTATCAAGATCCTTTGTTGATACCATTGCACAGTTTTGTAGCGCTGCTGAGTTCTTCTTCTCCATAGTCATAGGAGTTCCAAATGCCCACATACCGCGACCTGGTGGGGTCCACTTTAATTCAAACATTCTTTGAAATGCTTCTTGTGCAGACTTCTGTGCTTTGTAGTCATTCCAAGGTAAACGGTTTTCTTTAGCATGATTCTTCTGTACTGAATACATACCCTCGATTACACGACGACAAACTTCATGCCATCTTTCCTTAGTTCCATCTTCCTTCATGCGAGAATATGTACGAATAAAAGTAATTTCTCCAAGTGAATTTTCTGCTGCATCCTTAAACCCAAATGGGCTTTCTTGGTTCTTGTATTTTTCTACGAAGTCCTCTGGAAGTTTAAAACTAAAAAAATCTGACATAATATGTATCGTCCTTTCAAAAACGGATTAAGACCTAAGTATAGCAGAGTTTTATAAAAAGTAAAACTCTACCTAAAGTTATAGTTGATAGTTATTTAAAAACTCATTTACCACTTAAAATATGGTTTACTTCTATGTGGTTTATGTTTACGTGGCTTGGCAATTCTGAAACCCATCTGATGCATTCTGCCATATCTTCAGCAGTTATGGCAATCTCTCTTTTTTCTTCTTGTGTGTCAATTGTTCCTGGACAAATCTCAGTAATTTTGATTCCATACTCTGGAAATTCTAGCCTCATAGTATCTACAAGAGCCATCATTCCTCTTTTAGCATTAGTATAATTTCCACCAGTTCTATATGGGAATTTACCACCCAGAGAACTAATAAAAATAATTGTAGGGGATTCTGACTTCTTCATAGAAGGAACAAATAGTTGTGAAAGATACATTGGACCAGATACATTTATATCATACGCTATTCTAAAGTTATCCATTGTTTCATTAATTATATGAGTAGGACCTGATCCTCCTCCTGCATTATTAACAAGCAAGTCAAGAGTTATGTCACTATACTTTTCGTGAAACCTTTTAATCTCATCAGCGCTAGTTATATCCAGTCTATAAACTTCAACATTATCAGAAACTAGATTAATAATTTTAGACAGATCTCTTGAAACAGCAATAACTTTATAGCCACTTTCAGATAAAAGTTTTACAGTTGCGTACCCAACACCCTTACTTGCTCCTGTAACAATTGCTGTTTTCAATTACATAGCACCGTTGCGATTAAGATCCATGCCGTTATGAATCCAGTGTGATGGAATCATATATTTAAATCCAGACTTTACAACATGTGCTGTGTGGAAATATGGAGGAAATGCTGGGAATATGATAACACTATTTGCTTTTGGCTTTAATCCAAAATCAATTGCTTTGTCTGCTACTGCTATATCATAATCTAAGTCTACTGCTGGGGCTGATCCTTTAGAAAACCCATCAGTGCTTGTCCAACCGCCATCGTAGTCTTTTAATTGAAAAGATATTTCTCCACCCTGACAGTCATCATTTAAGTACATTACAAGAGAGTATCGCAAGGTTTTGTCTCCGTCTAACTGATCAAAGTGTGCTCCCATACCTATTCCAGTATTATATTTCTTTATATTAAAGGTTGGAAAAATTCTTGGCTCGTCAAAGTCCCCAATAGATGTGGCGTAGTCTTTGCAAACATCATAAAGCGTAGTCATTATTGAATCATAAATATACTTACTTTTTTCTGCTATCTCGCCATCTAACCTATTTATCGCATTGATGTCAAATGTCTTTGTTTCCCCATAAATAAAACTTTTATCGTTAGATGCTGTCCAGATATTCCAAACATTTACATCAGATCCGTTTACTGATTCCAAGGAGTCCAATTCTATTAAGGTACTTTGAAATTTATCAAAATCCTTTATTGCATCTGTATAGTAGTAAACCTTTGAGTCTAATATCTCTTTATTCATTTAACTCCTCCTAGTATCTATTCTTTTTGTAGTGATCATTTTCTTTAATAAATCCAACAAGAACATATCTGATAGGGCCTTCCCCTACGTGTCTTACTCCATGTTCATACTCTTCGTTGCCTGGGAAAAATAGCATAGTTCCTGGCTTAGGTTTTAACTGTACGTCAAGATTTGGGAAAAATAATTCTCCATCTACGTATTCATCATTAATGTATATAATTGTGGCATATCTAATAGATGGATCAGTGTGTTGATCAGTATGGGACTTTAGTTCTACGCCAGTCTGCATTCTTTGAATTGTTGCAAGACCACTTAAGTGAAGTTCTGGGTCTGAACTAACCACCATAGAATTTAAACTTGTATACATAGGAATATACATTTCGTGATCGGATATATTAAAGTTTTTATCTTTCCAGTTTTGAGTAATTTCAAATTTTCCTTCTGCAACAAGATTATCAACATCATCTCTGCCAAATTTTTCCATACAAAAAGTTTTTAAATTTGAAAGATATTCGATTTCCCAGTCTTCTTGAGAAGTGCTATCTATAATATTATTTAATGTATCTAATTGCTCTTTTGATAAAAAATTTTCAACTGAGATTAATTCTGGAGCAATCTCTTCAAAAGAATAGCCATTATCTATTAACTGTTGCTTAAATGGCTCAATCATTTTTACTATCCTCTATCTTATATCTATTTCCTTCTGCATCTAACTTCCATCCTTGCTTTAGAAGTTCTTGCCACTCTGCTCTTTCAATCTCTTGCTTTGCTCTGGTTTCTTTCATTTCTGCTGCCCAGGCATCTCTTAATTCTTGTGGATATGCGTCTTCTTCTCTATCATCCCAGAAAGAGCCTATTGTATATCTTACTCCATTTTCTATTAATGACACTTCGTGCATATTATTAAATCCCCCGTCAAAGACGGCAAGCATTCCAACTTGTGGTTTAATTTCTATATTTTGATCTGGGAACTTTAACAGTCCTCCTTCAAAGTTATCATTTAGATAAAGGAATCCAGCATATCTACTTCTTGTAAATGCTCCAGAATTTCCTTCAGCATCTGTATTGTCAGAGTGAACTCTTGCGTATGCCCCTGGCTCCCACTTCTGTGTATGGTACCCAATCTTACAAATTGTTTTTGGATCAAGATCGTGAACTGATGCAATTGCCTCTGGCATTATTTTTTCAATATCTGAAAATATAGTGGGAGACAAACCAGCGTCAATTAACTCTTGGTCATTATCTTGTGGCAATACTGAGGAGTATGACTCATAAAATGAAATAGGCATCCAAGAAAGAGCACCATTATCTGCTTGAGCATCTAAGGCTTGAATCATCTTAGCAGAAGTTTCTGCATCTAAAAAGTTTTCATATACAACAATATCTTTTGTAATTCTTTTTTTATTATTTAGATTCATTTTATTCTTACTCCATTTTCTATTATATGTCTTTGAGGGTGTTCTTCCCTAAATTTTTCATGCAACTCTGGTTGCATTTGTGCCCAAACTTCTTTTCCAAACTCTTTTTCTTTTGCATACCATTCATCTGTTCCTCTTTGATACTTTTGCCAGTACATTCTTGCCAAAAATTTATTTGCATTATATGATGGCATAACTGCGTGTAGGTAAGGCATACCATCTTCTGTAAGATAGTCTGGATGTCCTGATGGGAAAACCAAAAGATCCCCTGCTTCTGGCTTGTACTTTACAAGTTTATCCCCCATTGCAAAATCAATTTCTCCGCCTTCATAATCATCATTAAAATATATTGTGCAAGTTATTACAAACTTATATCCTGGAGTAGACCATAGTTCTCTTTGGTAATCTGAATGATAGTTCATTCCAACCTTTTTATTTTCATCACTTACATGATACTTTGCTATTGAGCCACCTGACCATCTCCAAGTTTGTATGGCATTCCCATCTTCATCTATAGAGGTTTCATTTAAGTCTAAGTCAATCCCGTATCTTTTAATGTAGTCTTCTGTGACCAAATAAAAATTTTCCATTATTTCTATACCAAAGTTTTTTTGATCTTCTTGAACTTGTGTTGTTGTTTTTATATTTTTTAAATTACCATATTTATCTGACATAGAAAAAGAAGGAATTATTGGATTTAAATAATCACCAAATATTGACCATTGTGTCCAAGGAGTAAAAATTCTGTCCTCTGTTTCTGCTAAAGAGTCTGTTAAAACCTTGTATGACTTTGAAATATCTTTAAACATATTCTTATATACAAGAATATTAGGATATATCTCTATTGCTTCAAGGTTTGTATTAGTCATTTTATGGCTTTCTATCTCCAGTATGATTTGTAATTTCCCAAAAAAATGGGCAAGTAAATCTTAAACCACTTTTAATCTCAGTCACTCCGTGAATATAGTTTTTATCTCCTGGGAAAAAATAAGCAGCACCTCTTTTAGGTTTAAACTGTACACCTTGCAAAGGAAAATACAACTCTCCACCCTCATAATCGTCATTTAGATAAAACAAACTTGAAAGATCATAGTTAGGAAAGTCATTTGGAAGTCCAGCATCTGGACCATCGTGAAGTTCTTTATCTGCGTGTGGTCTTTGAAATTGCCCTGGAAGCCACTTAACAATAGTTGTTCCAGTTGGGACAACTTCTACTTTATAAAACTCTTCGATAATTGGTTTTAGTCTTTGAAATAGTCCAGCAATTATTGGAGATATTGATGGATCATTTTTGTCCAATGTTGGTTGGGTTGCAACTCTGTCTTTCCAGTAATCTGAATCGTATACAACTGTACCATTTTCATTTACGTGGCTTTGTGTTACGTCCCAGATAGTTAAAGACTTTGCTGCCTTTTCTAAAAAGTCCATTTCTTCTTGAGTCATAAAGTTTTCTAACTCAACTATCATATCTTTGCTGTCTCCAAACCATCCAGACGGAGTTAGGGATGGCTTTCTTATTACAACATTTTCGTTATTGTTCATAATTACATTATACCATTCTCTTTATTTTTTGTATTATCTACTACAGATAACTTTAAAACTCTAACTTCGTGCTCACCCAGAGTTTCTGCTTTTTCGTTTACAGCATCTCTGTACCAGTCTGTCCATTTTCCAGCAGAGTTTATTACTTGTGATGCATCTCCATAAGATATGTTTGCATCTACTCTTTTGTTATCTTCATCTTTATAATCAACAATTTCTATCAAAGTGTTGTTTAAACTTGTAAGAGAAATAGGAATTATTGTTGCAAGTGGAGTTCCTGCTTTAATAACCACATTTTTATTAGGTGATTTTGCTTTTATTGCTAATGGCAAAGGGTTGTCATAAAAAGATGTGCTAATCAAGTTAGACATTGTTTCAAAATCATTACTGAAATAATTTACTGGGTTAATAGTAAATATACTTACATCTTTGTCTGTTTTAAATATTAGTCCAGTATTAAGACTTATAGATGATTGACCTCTTCCTCCATAAGATCCTTCTGGTGCTTTAATTATTTTAATATGATCTGGAGTTTGGTCATTTATACCGTCCCAAAAAAAGTTAATGTCTTCTTTACAAGACAGACTGTACCCAATAACATTTGCCTGTGTTACTGGGAAACATCTGTATGCATGGTTTTCAGAAGTTTGATCCATCCACTCTCTTTTTATAGACATAGGAGATATCTCAAAAAGACATCCTGGGGTTTTTTCAACTAATATTTTAAACACTATTCATTGTCCCACTTAGAGTCATACATGTCTGGTGTATGAAACTTTTTGCTATAGTCCAGCATTGTAACAATAGAATACTTTGTACCAGAGTGAACTGGCATTGCTTGATGAGGATACATAAAGTTAGAAGGAAAAATATAAAGATCTCCAGCCTGTGGCTTTATATTTAATTCTTGCAATCTAAAATATAACTCTCCACCCTCATAGTCATCATTTACATATGCAACAAGAGATACTGTGCAGTTATAAGAGTATCCGTGATCGTGATGTTCTTTAAAGTGCTGCCCTGGACCGTACTTAATAAAATTAAATGCTTCCCAATACTTTAATGGCATAATGTTAAAATCTTTTCTATAGTCTTCAACTGCTGCAAACTGAGCATCATAGACATCTTGCCAAAGATCTTGTAACTTTAAAGATTCTTCACTGGTGTCTTGTTCTATATCTGTTTTTTTAAATTTAAAATCTACGCAGTCTCGATAATCTGGAATAAGTTGTTGATATCCAACATATGCTGGCATCCAGTGATATCTATTACCTTCTGAAGATAACTCTCCATATCCAGCAACTGATCCAATAGTGCTTTCAAGTCTATTTATTACATCTAACTCTTTTTTTATTACTCCTCGATAACAGATGATCCCGTTGCCTAAGTCAATTTTTTCTGTCCATGTTTGCATTTATTTCTCCTATTTGTATTCTCGTCTTGACCAAACTTTATTTTTATATACCCCGCCGTCTGGCTGACGGTAAAACTGCATGTTATTAACCATTTTATCATATATTGTAGACTGGTCTAAAATATCTATATCATGCTCCCAGTTTTCTCTTTTGAAAGGGAAAACTTGCATATATGGCGTTCCTGCTGGAATAGTTCCTTCCCATCCATCCACAATAAAAAATGGAAAAGTTCCAAGAAGGTGAACTTTATCTGAATCAACAACTCCAGTTGTATTTAAAAATGGAAGATCAAACCTATTCATCGGTGTCATAAACAGTGCACTATAACCTTCTGGAAGTTCTAATCCCCAATCAGCATACCAAGCAAAGTGATGCTTATAGTATCCAAGTGGTTGCTCAAACTGTGGCATTGGTGGCCTTTGTGTACAAAAATCTTGATGCTTAGCATCTTCAATTTTAACATTAATTATTCCCTGATCATTTTTAAAAAAGGTTAAATCGCATGGTGTTTTAAAAACATATCCAGTTGAGAAGGCATCCATAATTGCAGGACAGGCTTTCCACGTAGGAATCTTGCCATAATCATCTGTAGTTCCTTCTTTTGGAAATGGACAAACCTCTTTCGGTGCTTTATAGTATTCTCCATTTGGCATCTTAGCAAATCTATCTGCACTCTTATACCATTCTGGAATAACTCCTTGGGTTGGTCCTGGAACAGAAATACTTTCCCTGTTTAGCCAGGGTCTAAAAGATCTAAATATTGCTATTTTAGATTTCTTATCACTCATTAGTGACTCAGTTCATTAATATCTGTCATAATGACAACACAATACTTTGTGCCTGATTCCATTGGAAGTGATGCATGCTCATAAATATAATTTGATGGGAAAACTGCAATGTCTCCAACTCTTGGCTTATGAACATAATTATCTAATCTTGGGAACTTAATTTCTCCACCTTCGTAGTCCTCATTTATATATATAACAGCAGAAACTGTGCAGTTATATGCTGGGCCGTGATCTGCGTGAATATTAAAGTGAGTTCCTTTTCCTTCATATTTTACAAAATTAAATGCCTCATAATATACAACACTAATACCCCAGTATTTTGCATAGTCATCTATGCATAATTTTAGTTTTTGATATATCTCTTCGTGTAGATCAATTAGGTCAGAGTTAGTATTATCTTTTGGTCCCAAATTTTCTTGCTTGTATTTAAAATCTACACAGTCTCTTGCTTTTTTAATTGGCGTTGTAGAGTTTGTTACTTGGGCTTCTGACCACTTATATTTACTACCATTTGAAAGATTGGATTCAAGAATGTTGATGTATCTTTGAGAGTCTTCTACTGAAAAAGTATTTCGGTAGATATTTAATCCAAGTCCTGGATTTTCTACCGTAATATTTTTATCAATTACTCTATTAACCCTATTTGATACTGTTTCAGATCTATCTTTAGTAAACCAAGGGTTTAAGTTTTCATCATAATCTAACATTTTTATCCTATCTTTATGTAGTGTGCCTAATAAAATTATACCACAGTAAACATCTAATATTTATAGATGGCTTAACTGTCAATTAGTTTAAAACTAATTTTAAAGCATTAGACCAGACTTAAAGGTTGGGAAGAACGGGAAGAACGGTGGGAAGAATGGCCCAAATGATGGTGGGAAGAACGGTGGGAAGAACGGTGGGAAGAATGGGAATGAAGGTGGGAAGAACGGGAAGAACGGTGGGAAGAACGGTGGGAAGAACGGGAAGAACGGGAAGAACGGTGGGAAGAATGGTGGAAAGAATGGGAAGAACGGTGGGAAGAATGGGGGAAAGAACGGAGACAATGTAGTAATAGATCCAGATGCGGCAGAGGCAATACTTGTTCCATTAGCATTAGTTGCTCTAACTGTATATGTCTGCGAAGTGCCAGCAGTATCATTAATAACAATTGGAGAGGTAGCACCTGTTCCAGATGTTCCATCAGATCCATTTACGGTAAAGCCAGTAATTGCGCTACCACCAGTTGCTGGTGCGGTAAAAGCAATTGAGTTTTGATTAACACCAGCAGTTGGGGTTGGTGCAGACATAGTTGCTGGAACTGTTGTTGCAGTAATACTATTTGATGCTGCTGATGCTGCTGATGTTCCTGCTGCGTTAGTTGCTGTTACTGTAAATGTATAAGCAGTAGCAGATTGTAAGCCTTCAACTGTAAGTGGTGAACTAGCACCAGTGGCTGTATATCCACCTGGGCTTGAAGTGGCTGTAAAAGATGTGGCTGCAGGAGAAAGTGCTGGTAAAGTAAAAGTAACCGTTGCTGAACCATTATTAAATGCTCTACCTGTGCCTACGTTAGTAGCGGTACCAATGGTTGGTGCAGATGGCTCTAAGAAGTCGTTAGATGCTTGGGACTTCTTACCTGCTTTTTTACCTGCTGCCATTTTGTATCTCCTAGTTTCTTATTGAATTTTTATTACGCTGTTAGATCGCCGTAGACAACCCAAGTGTTTTCTGCTCTCTTAAAGAGAGTTGCAGATGACCATTGAGTTCTTAACTTTAATCCTGGTGTTGCATTTACTGTAACTCCTGCTGCGCCTGCAATTGTAACCTGACCAGTTGATGTCTGAAGAATATCAAGGGATGTTCCAATTGGGAAGGCCACTGCTGAGTTTAGAGGAATAGTAATTGTTGTTGCTGACGCTTTTGCAACTTCAATTAAAGAATCTCTTTCAGTAAGTGCTGATAGTGTGTAAGAATCTGTCTTTGCAATGATTGGTGTGCGTGAAGGTACGCCCTCTTTTGCTTGTGTGCCATCTGTAAATACAATTCCTGCTGCTGGCAGAGTAACTGTACCTGTAAAGGTTGGTGAAGCAAGTGGTGCTTTTAGTCCAAGGTTAGTTGTAAGTGTTGTAGAGAAGTTTGCATCATTTCCAAGAGCAGTTGCAATTTCTCCAAGTGTATCAAGAGTTGATGTTGCGCTATTTACAAGGGCTGCAACTTCTGCACGAACAAACTCTGTAGTAGCAATTTGTGTTGTGTTAGTTGATGCTGCTGCGGTAGGGGCTGTAGGAGTACCAGTAAGGGCTGCTGAGGCTAACGGAGCATAAGTTGTTGCTGCTGTGGCAGAAGCAAGTTTGGCATCAAGTGCTGTCTGTGTAGCACTAGATACTGGCTTATTTGCATCTGAAGTATTGTCAACATTTCCAAGTCCTACATCTCCCTTTACAAGTCCTGCTGGTGTTGTAATTGTTTTGTTTGTTAAGGTCTGTGTTCCAGTTGTTGTGACAAGGATGCTTGTGTCTGCAATACCGTGAATATTTGTTGTATCTTCGCTATGTGTTGAAACCGCAGAAGTTGCAAAAGATTGTGCTGCAGTTTGAGCAGTTGATACATTTGTTGTTGTTGCAAGGGCTGCAGTGTCTGCAATACCGTGAACAGATGTTGTATCATCAGAGTGTGTTGAAACTGCTCCATCTGCATAAGTTTTTGTTGCTACTGTGCTACCAATTTCAATTGAGTTATTTCCTGAGTTCCAAGCAAGTCCTGTTCCAGCAAGGTCTGAATAATCTCCCGTAACTGAAGTGATTGCATCTGTAACATATGATTGAGTTGCAAGAAGTGATGTATCTGCAATTCCGTGAATACTTGTTGTATCGTTTTGATGGTTTGTTAGGTTTGTTGAAACTGTTGTAAAGAATGTTGCATCATCATTAATTGCCGCTGCAATTTCATTAAGAGTATTTAGTGCTGCGGGTGCTCCATCATTAAGGAGTGCTTCAAGGGCTGTTGTATTAGAAAAATAGGATAGAGCAGTCCAGTTTGAAGAACCGTTACCTATTTTAAACTTATTTGTGTCGGTCTCAAAACCGATTTCACCTGCTGCAAGTGTTGGGTTTGCTGCTGTCCATTGGGATGCAGTTCCTCTTCGCTGTTGCATTCTTGTTGCCATATTTTTATTTCTCCTTATGGGTGCTGCCCATTTACTATCTTATTATAACCCCTGTTTTTTTAATTGAAGTTGTCTACTGCACTACCGCCATCAAACACAACTGTCCACTCTGTTGTAGAGGGTCCACCTGCGTCTATACCCACACCTAGTGGGCTATTAAAACTTCCTGCTTCATAGAACTGGGATACTATAAAACCAGTTCCATCAATTGCAGTATCGTGAATGTGCTGTGGAAGTGTATTTGTATCATCAATAGTTGCTTGGGTATACCAAGTTCCATCGTAATAGAAATTAACTCTGTTTGTTAGAGTATCTAACCACTGTGATCCGTTTGTTGGTGAAGAAGGAGCAGTTGAAGATACAGTCATCCCTGCTAGAGAATCTACATATGCCTTAGTCGCTGCGTGAGAGTTTTCTGTAGGAGTTCCTACTACCACTGTCCCACCGAATGTACCGCCACTTGCTACGACTAGTCCATTCTTGACTTTAAAGTCTTTATTGACTGTTGCCATTTACTACTCCTTCTTCCAACTATTTTTATTTTTTATTATGCAAGCAATGTTCCAACAACAGTTACTGTTGAAGTATTATTTGCAGTTGTTACACGAAGTCTTACATCTGTTCCTGAAACATCTGCTGAAATCGTTGATGCTGATCCAGTAGTTGTTGAAACAATTCCATACTCTGTGATTGCAACGTTATCGTTAGCATCAAGTGTTAGAAGTACCTTTGAGATTTCTGTGTGATCTCCATAGGCAACCTTTACAAGATATTCTGCTGAACGATATGTAGCCTTTGCAAAAGAGTGTGCTGTCTGAACTCCTGCTGTTGGTGCTGATAGAGTTGCTGCAACCTGCTTAGCAACTGAGTTAATCGCAACTGATGTAAATGAACGATCTGTTCCATCTACCGCAGTACGAGCACGAGCATCTGTAAAGTAAAGGTTTGTACCTTCTGCAAGGTTAGTGGTTGTAGAATCTGCTACACCGTTTTCTGCGGTAATAGTAAGTCCTGAACCATTTCCTGTAATTGTAATGTTTGTAAGTGTTGCACCAGTCAAAAGACTTGCTGCTGAAGTCTTAGCACGAGCATCTGTAAAGTACTGTGCTGTTCCTTCTGCTACATCAGATGTTGTGAGTGCATCTGCGTATGCAATTGCTGCAGTCTGTGCTGCGTCGGCCTCTGCCTTGGCAAATGCTGTTGTAGCAATCTGAGTTGTGTTTGTATCTGCTGCTGCAGTAGGTGCTGTTGGTACACCAGTAAGATCTGGTGATGCAAGTGGAGCCTTAGCAGCAAGGTCTGTAGTTAAATTTGCAATCTTAGATTGATCAATTGCTGCTGATGCATTAATATCAGCATTAACAATTGTTCCATCAAGAATTTTTGCTGAAGTTACTGCTCCATCTGCTATATCTCCAGCAACAATTGTTCCATCTGCAATCATTCCAGAAGTAACTGTTCCTGAAGGAAGTGTTACTGTACCTGTAAATGTTGGAGACTCAAGGGGAGCCTTTAGCCCAATTGAAGTTGTAAGTGTTGTAGTAAAACTAGCATCATCATTAATTGCTGCTGCTAACTCATTAAGTGTATTAAGAAGTGCTGGGGCACCGTCTACAAGTGCTGCTACTGCTGCATCAGCGTATGCTGTTGTAGCAATTTGTGTGTTATTGGTTCCTGCTGCTGCCGTTGGAGCCAATGGTGTACCAGTTAGAGTTGGTGATGCCAAAGGTGCTTTAAGATCAATCTGACCTTGAATTGCTGAGGTTACTCCATCTACATAGTTAAGTTCAGTTGTAGTAGCAGTTACTCCATCAAGAAGGTTAAGTTCTGCTGCTGAAGCGGTTACGCCATCAAGAATATTAAGTTCTTCTGCAGTAGAAGTTACACCATCAAGGATGTTTAATTCTGCTGTTGTTGCTGTTACGCCATCGAGAATGTTTAACTCTGCTGCAGTAGAGGTAACTCCGTCAAGGATGTTAAGTTCTGCTGTAGATGATGTAATTCCATCAAGAACATTTAATTCTGTTGCAGTTGCTAAAAGAACTACATCTTCATTAATTTTTGGTGAAGTAAGTGTCTTGTTAGTAAGTGTTTGTGTGTTTGTTGTTCCAACTACCGCACCAGTTGCACCGTGTACTTCTGTAAGGTTTGCGTGTGTTGTAATATCTGAAGTAAGTGCTACTGTACCAGTTGCATCTGGAAGTGTGATTGTACGATCTGCTGTTGGATCAGTTACTTCAAGTGTTGTTTCAAAATCATTTGCTGTTGCGCCTTCAAATTGAATGTTTGATCCAAATACACCAACTGCTGCTGGGTTAGACCATTCAACGCCGTATGTAGCACCTGATGCTGCTGTAAGTACTTGACCGTTTGTGCCAACTCCTAAACGAGCAATAGCATCTGCGCCTGATGCAACAAGGATATCACCTTTTGCATCTACAATTCCGTCTGTAATAACATCGTGTCCGCCAACTGTTGCTGTTGAGCCTTCAACGATCAGTCCTTGCTTTATTTTAAAATCTTTATTTACTGTTGCCATTTTTTATATCTCCTTTTATTATGCCTTAAGTCCAATACGAGCATATCGTACTGTGACTGGCTTGATCGCAGAATCTGGAGTGACTGTAATAGCCACGGTATTTCCAGTGCGAGAGACATTAATGGTGCCAATATTCCCATCATTGTCGATAGTGCCATACTCACTAACAGATACATTTGTACCGTCAGCAAGAATTGTTAATTCGGTTGCGTAGAACTTGTTGTCCCCTGCTGAAGTCTTTGATATTGAAATAATATACTTCACCATACGCCAAACCGTAGCATCAAAACTATCAATAACAGTTAAGTTTTCTATTCCGTCAATTGTATTTTCATTGTTACCAGAAGAACCCAAATCTGTTGCTTGGGCTGCTGCGGTATCAATTAAATCTACATAGTCTGCTTGAGTAGGTCTATCTCCTGTTTGAAACAGGGCCTTGACGCTTGAAATTGATATTTTAGCCATATAGAGATTATATCATCCTTTTAATTATTTAATTATAGAATGTAGTTGCTGTAGCCAATAACCTGCAACCCAATACCTGGAGTATTACCCAAACCAATATCCTGAATCTGAATTGCTGAAAACTTAAC